TATTTTATTTTCTAAATCACTGTTAGCATTTCTACCTATCCCAATAATTAAATCAGCTTCGGCTGCCTTACCAGTTTTAGAGTTTTCCATTTGATCAAATGAAATACTGTTTCTATTGTGTGCATCAGCAGATGCTTGTGATATTGCAATCACTGCACAGTTTCTACGTTTAGCTATCTCTCTCACACTTGTATAAATCTGTCTTAATTTTTCATCTGTTCTAGAATATGTACCACTAACATTTATTTTATCTAATTGATCTATCACAATTATATCTGGTTTATTTTTTTCACAGTGTGCATCTATGTCTTCAATAGACCAATCAACTGTATCAAACATAAATATATTATCTTTTATATCACTCCAGTATTGCTGTGCTAATTGTTTATCAGCCACTATCTCTTCTCTATTCATTCCAGTGTAACAAGAGATTGCTCTAATCTGTGTTCTAATAGCAGGTTCTTCATTTATAAATGCATGTACCTTTGCACCTTGAGAGCAGAAACCATCTGGCCCTGCACAAAGACTAACCCAGAAAGCAGTCTTACCAGTCTCTGGCCTTGCAAATGCAATCATAAGATTACCACCACCTATACCTCCTACGTTTTCTTTTAGTACAGGTATATTAAATTTCCATTTAGTTGTAACATCTAATAACTCCATCACTTCTTCAATATTATTTGTTACTGCAGGATTTTTATCTTCACTAATATTTATTTTGTGTTTATCTATCATACTAGTAATCTCTGCAAAGTTAGCCTGTTTACCATTAAATATTTCTGTGGCCTCAACTGCTATCCTTTGTGCAAGATCTCTATCAGATAGGATACGCATAATATCTTTTGCTATTTCTTTACTAGGTTCTTGTACTTCTTTAATATCTTCTACTAGCTCACTAAATTTTTCTTTCGCAGCTCTTGTTAATGCAGGGTTAAATATTGTAGTATGTAAAGAATATAACTCATCAACTTTTATATCCTCCTCATACTTATCATGTGCTTTTTGTATTGTATCATACAGAGAACTTATATCTCCTGCAAATACAGTGGGAGATAGTGTACCTTTATACTGAGTATAAAATTTTTTATTAAGCATAAGCCTAATCATTTGTTTTTCTATCACTACCAAACTCCTTTCTTAATACCATATCTATTGCATTCATTATTGATTCATCTCTTTGTGTCCACTCAGATCTATTCATATCTTTAATATCATATTTCCAACTGTTCCAATTATCGAGAACCTCTTCTTTCATTTTATCATTCATAAAACATTCTCCTTACTTGTTCTGTATCATAATATTTAAGATCATCCTCTAATGGTTTAACTATTATATTATCAAATCCAGACGATCTTAAATCTTTGGCCATGTCATACGCTTTTGTTGTAGCGTCTCTATCTAAACATATGTATAAATTTTTATATGGTTGTAGGTGACTCTTGTGTAATGCTTTTAACTTCGTACCCATAATTGCTATACCAGTTAATACGTTTGATACTGCACAAGCTGATGGGCAATCCTCTACAATTACTGCATCGTTACACTCCCCACATTTAAATGGTACATCTTTGTTGCCGTACATATACCACTTTGGATAATCATTTTTATTTAGTGCTCTACCAACTGCACCTACTATCTTATGTGAATGTCTATTCTTTATTAGAAATACAACTCTATCTTGTTTCACATCATATTTAAAATCTGCTCTACCCCAAGACCAAGACTCCCAACAATTATTATTTGATAACCAACGCATGGCCTTTTCATTTGAGTATATAGATTGAAAACTATCTGGTATCTTAAATTCTATATCTTCTATGTGTAATGATTTATTTCCATGAAATACTCTTTCAACGTACTGCATATTCTTTTCCCCCTCTTGTTTACCTTTTGCGTTACATGATGCATGAAAGCAATACCACCCTAATTTATTTTCAGTTGTATCTATAGACAGTGTGTTTCTTCCGTTACAGAATGGACAATCCATTCTTGTTTGAGTATCTGGTGGTATGCTTAAACCTTTGATAACTTCTAATTGCTGTCTATAATTCAACCTGCACTTCCTCGTATGTTATAAAGTATCTATCATCTCTGTAAAAGCTATTGGCCTCTACTTTCATTAAATTATTATTTAGATAGTACGCTACGTTATTTTCTATTTTTTCTATTGTCGGCTCTGTCTCGAATGGTATTATTGCTACTGCTTCTATTCCTAGTCCTGCTAATCTTATTTTGTATTTTTTCATTGTCTATTCCGTTATCATACTTTTTGCTATTTGTCAAATCATATTCTCTGTTAGCCTCTGCAAGAGTCATATGTCGCAACCTATAACCTTTGCTCTTTAACTCTTTTATCTTTTGTGGTGACCAGTAATACATCTTCAGTCTATTTCCCATGTCTTTACCAATATTTCATCTGGCAATTTTTTCTCATCTTCCTCCTTATATTTTTTATACCACTTAGTATCTCTGCCATTTTGTTTACACCAGTTGTAATGGTTTTCTAATATTGTTCTTGCTTGATGTCCGTATCTTAATCTCATGCACCCACCTTTTCTATTACTTCAATTGTAAATGGTTTAGCAATATTATGCTCGTTATAGCAATCGAATAAATCTATAAAATCTAATAGTTTATTATCCATATTATAATCTACATAAAGTTCTTTACTCCCAACGCACAAAGAAACATAATCCTCTGGCACAGAAACTTCGACATCATCTGTTTTATATTCTCTTTTTAATGCTAAAGCAATCGCACATTTATTGCAATCGCTTGGTACTCCATTGTTTATATCTTCTTGTGTAACCTCTATAAATCTAATCATAGTTTACCCTTTCTTTCTTTTCTAGTTTTATATGGTGTCTTATAAGAATGAAAACTTATATTACCTTTACGACTTATCCATTCTACATAGACAACTTTCGCATCTCCTACTTTTGATTGAAAAGAATTCATAGCTTTTTTTAAGCTAAGTGCTTTTATATCTTCTGCTTTACCCTTTGTTATAAATTTATATGTTATCATAGTTCCTCCCTTATATATCGTTTGAGTTCTTTGTCTTCTACATTATCTGGTATTTCATGCTTGTAAAATATTCTGTAGCTGTCACTACCATACTTACCAATACCATGTAATTGTGTTGCATCTTCTCCATCCCATCTTAAATAATCCTCTGACATTCTCCAGATCCTCTGGGCCCTTACATTATGCATACCCAAAGTTTTAATCATCTTTGCTATCGTATCTCTGTCAGATTGTAATAGTGAAAAAGGCCCTGGAAATTTTTTAAAAAAAGCAGGTAATACTTTCTTAACTTTCTTACGGCCTGTCTGGTTTAAACATATGACACCCACCATGTGTTGCCATGCATTATCTACTTGTTGTTGTACCATTAAATCATCTCTCATTTTTTTAGTTCTATCCCATCTGCCTCTAGTTTATCTAGTGCATTTAATCCTTCGACAATACCTTGTGCTGTATAAATATTATCACAGAAACAAACTACATTTTGTTTTCCGTTTTGTAAATCAAACATCACGGCATTTTTTTTGGCATAGTAGTTACCTCTAAAAGTTTCAATAACTAACTGGCCTTTCGTTATACCATTACTTGCCTCTACAAAATCAATTAGATTTTTTAATGACTGCTCGATATCTTTTGACATGACATCTTGATAATCATTTATTATACTTCGTATCTCTACAACTATATTTTTTATCATTTTAATGTTCCTTATAACTTACTTGTTTAACTCTACGATCCCAACAAGCACGACAATCTTTACACTCCCCATCTTGTTTATACGCTGGGCACACTCTGCCTATTGGTTTTTTATCTTTGTGTACACCAGATGTCCACTTCCAAAATGTAGGTGGCTTACTATCTACTTTGATCGCTGATACACGCAAACATAAATTCTTTGGTACGTCTTCTTGTTTAATATCTTTTATAAACTGATACTCTCTTGTGGCCAACCAGTATCTTATATGTGGTGTCAACTCACACACCTCAAATATCTTCATCATATGTGCAAATGATTGTATATCTCCAGAGTCAAACCACCTGTGGTATCTCTTTGATTTTATTAGGTTTTTATATTTTAAGGTCAATAGTTCTGCCATATAATCTACCCACTCTGGTAATTTTATTGCCCTACGTCTTATCTCATGTGCATCGTAAACATTTCTAAAAGCATAATGACCTTTAAGTGCATAACATTTATTACAGATAGTTCCAGGTATCTTTGCTAACTTACTACCTGTCACGCATCTCTTAGCTGATATACCCCACGCATACGAGGGCATCTTACTGGGATTAGATAGTGTGCCTATCTTTTTTTCTATTTCTTTAATCTTCATATTTTTAATTCTAATTTTCTTATTGCAAATCTTAATTCATCTTTAGTTAGCAATCCTGATTTCCATCTTACAGATAATTTATTATATAATTTTTGTATATGATCTCTAGTTGTGCCAACGTAATCACAAGTTATAGCACAGTCTTTTGTGTAAAACCAATTTCTTGCTCTCTGTACTTCTGCCAAAGATAAGTTGTGGCCCATACCTAATTCAAAGGCATCTTCAAATTTCTGTTGAATAACTGCAATCCATATCTTCTCTTCTGGAGATCTTGTTCTTGTTTCTGTAACTGCTTTTTCCATAATACCTCAATAACATAATTTTTTTCTTTGGTCAACATGACGCATTGAATTCTCATCAAATCTATGATAAGATACCCTGTCGTTGCAGGGGGGGTTAGTATATACCATTACTTATTAAATTTATTTATTATCTTATACGCTATGATGGCCCCTATAAATAGGCAAATCATATTGTAGGCAAACATGCCTAGGCCATAACTTACTGTAATCATATTAGTGTAAAAACTTTAAACCAAACTTAGCGTTGATTTCTTTTGTACTCATTAATATTTTTAGATGATTAAACTTAACTCTCTCAAACATAAATATTCTACTGCTGTTATCATCTTTTATTTTTTGTACCTTGTATATTTTTTTACCTACACTAAACCATAACAATCTAGATACAGGAATATTCCTCGGTGCTTTTTTAACAAGGTCATGCACAAGTATATTCTCATCTGGGTTTGTGGTTCTCTTCTTGCCTTTACGTTTATACATGGTGCCATCTAATTGTTTCCAAGTTTTTCTGTGTTTCAAATCAAACTTACCTACTCTGTAGCTACCATCTTTTTTTATAAATCCTGCTCGGATCTTCTTAGCTTTGGTTTGTGTCATCAGTGTTATAATAAAATCTGATACTTTACCATGCTGTATATCTGCGTATATCATATTTCCTCCGTTGATTAATTTTAAAGGGTGGTTAAGTAGTCGGTTGGTTTCCCACGATCCCCTTACATACCACCCCCGTCTTAGATGGGCCATAGTTAATTAACTTATAGTGATGCTCATCACATGGCCCACCCCCCTTGATCTGCAAAGTATTGTTAAACAGCCATTACAAAAAAAGGGCAACTTGTTTGGTTCTTATGGGGTCACGATTTACGGCTATTAACCTACGACCCAAATTACTACAAACAAACCTTAATTGTTATTATAGGTGAGAACAAGCATTTCTGCATCATCTATACTCACTTTGTCGGATCTAATCAAACAAAAAAGGGCAACCAAGTCTCCCTGGTTACCCTTTAGTTATAACACTTCAGATAGAGTTTGTCAATCCATCTTGATAGGATCTACCTCTGGCTTTTGTAACTCGGTCTGTGGTACAGGCTGAGTAGTCGGTAAGACTAATCTATGCTTGACCCACGTTGCCACGTCACTGTTCCAATAGGTAAAAGCCTCATGCAATTTTCTTATCTGATAGTTCATCTGCTGAGTAGGTTTCCCATCATTCTCAATCAGAGCAAGAATATTAATCGCATGTCTACGTACAGTTCTCTTCCACTTTAACTCGTGGGTAGTATCAACTGTAGGTGTATCGTGTGTTGTTGCTTCTATGTTTTCTAACGACATATGTGTTTCCTTCCTTTAAAGTAATTACACAGTACATTAAATAATTGTATAGGTCAAATAAAAAACCCCCCTGTATTTCTACAAGGGGGTGTCTTTTTAACTAAGAGGGATAAAAAGATTCTTAAATTACATAACCATTATACCACGCTACTAGATAACTTAACGTGGCCATGATTGCAAAATATATTAATAGCCAATAGAAGTCTCTCATACTAATTTAAAAGGGTAGTAATCCCCATAACTTTTGAGCATAAATAAAAGTGTAAGTTCCAACCACTTCTACTTTATACAATAACCAAGACATAGTTTTCCTCCATTTAATTGTTATTGTTAAGGGCTAATGCCTTGGCATCTTGTAAAGCATGTACATGCTATACTCGAAGTTTGTATCCAAGGCATAGGGTTCATACAACTTTGGGGTTCATTAATCGTACTAACCAAAGTCTCGCAATAGGTGTTTCATGTTGCAACTACCCATCCCCTGTCCAAGTAGTTAAGCTATACTGATCTTTCCTGACTTGAACGTGTACATTTACTTTATACTATAGTTTATTTATTTTGTCAATCGGTGTTCTAAAGAATACACTTATCTGATGTTTAACTTTGTCCACACCCAACTCTTCAGTGTTCTTTTGAAGTACGGCCTGTGTCTCTTTTGATAAGTTTGTTTTTATTTTATTACGTTGACTTTCCCTCCCACGATTAACTGATTGAACGTGGTATATCTCATTACTAGTTTGATCTGCCATTGTTTCCTTTCCTGTAATTTGGAAGGGTACTATTACTAGTACAATTACAGCAACTGTGCTTAAAACTTGTTTCGCTACCCACTTGCCAACTCCCAGAATTACATAGTACAAAAAAAAGAGGGGTATGTCAATACGACACACCCCCCTCGGTACATTATAACTACCTCACTTTACTATGGTTATACACCAACGAAACTTATCAATATTCCAAGCGTAATCCATAATAAAGATACATACATTATTGCTTTCATATTTTTACTCCGTTGTTATAACTATACGTTACAACTAAAATAAAAATAAGTCAAGGCCCATCATTAGGGGCCTCGACTGCGATCTTGTATATACGGCTAGATTTTTTTAAAAAAAGATAAGGCTATTAATACTGGTAATGACATTATTAAAACTTTAGGAACAGTATCTAAGCCAATAAATAATTCAGTTAATAGTTCAATCATAAAATCCCAAACAATGTTAAGCCAATAACTACAACTAATATAAAAAATAAATTAAAAACTAATGTCTCTAAGTTCATGATCTAATCCAATAAAGTATAATATTCTTTTATAAAATATTTCTGGAACCAATAACGGCCCTGATTAATAATCGTTGCCATTTGAAATTGTCCATTGTTATAAAATAATTCAGACCCTTTAATCACATCATAAACAGCAACAGCAAATTTAGGTATTTTACATTTTTGGCCTGAGGCCCAATTAGTTACTTCCTCTAATTCATTTGCTTTTTTTGGATCAACTATTATATCAAATGGAATTTTTATTTTTTGATCCTCAAATATAACCACTGTATTTTTTTTCATTTTGTATTTCCCTTTTAAGTTAATTAATAACCCATTAGTATATGCAAAAATTGCATACGTCAAATTAGTATATGCAAAAATGGAATACCTTAAATAAATGGCGTATTTATTCGTTAATACAAAAAACCTATATTTTACAGGGGTTATTTAAGATAAATCAAATGTGTGGATAAGTGTTAAAAAACCTATATTTTACAGGGGTTATTTAAAATAACGAATAAATATAATATTAAGTTGACTTATAATTATTTATCTATATAAATTTATTATGCTTAAAAATATAAATAAAAAAAGAAATGGAGGAAATATGGATAAGCAATTAAATACAATGTTAACAAGCATTGGAAATAATCATATCCAAAATGAAATTACTTCAATGGGTATAGTTCAGAGAAATAATGAATTATTCCAAAAGGGTAATTTTAAATATGGAAATGACAGCGTTTATTCTATGTTAGGAATAAAGGCCCCGAACCAGATATTAACTGAGACTAGAGGCTTTTTAAATGTTGATCGAATAAACACTGAGAGAAAAAGATTGGTTGATAGAATAATTTTACCATTGGCCAATTTTAAAAATCTAGTTGAAAGTGACAAATCAAAAGCAACTAAACTAGATAAGAAAAAAACAAAAGAGAATAACAAAGCAAAGCCTGAGCCAGATCATACAGTGAAAAAAAGTGATGATAAGATCAGAGCCAATGCTATTAGAACCACAGCTAATAGAGTGTTATATCCATCTTTATTTATAATGACGCTTGATAAATCAAATTATAAGTTTGATAAAAAGGTTGTTAGAATAAATGTCTTTTGTTTAAAAAATGAAATAGTTAAATCAATTTTTGGCGTTGATAATGACAATTTAAAAAAAGCAAATCCAGATGGGAAAGTTTATTTCATGGATTGTAATTTTACTTTGTTAGAAAAATTAACTCAAAAGTATATGTTTAAAGTTGAAGTAACCAGAGGCACTGAGGCTAGTGAAGACAGTGAAAACTTAGAGGTTGTGACTGAGGATTTAACAAAAGGTCAATACACACCAGAAAAAGCACAGGCCATGTCTGATAGTATTAAAAAACAATTAACATACTTAGATGATAACAACGGCTTAGATGCAATTCTACAAATTGAAAACCATTTGAGAACACTAACAAACTATGGAAATACTTTGGAGGAAATAGTCGAGACAGGTCGTAAACAATCTAAAAATAGTTTGTTAAAAGATATTTACGGCTCATGGGTTGTGGACAATGCGTCAAGTGTTGAATTAAAAAGCAATACAATTGAAGAGTTAAAAAGTAAATTTAATAAACAATTTAAGATCGCAATATAATATAATTAATAATAAACATTAAAGGGGCCCTGAAATATGGGCCCTTTTTTTATGGGTATCAGAGTACCAAAAAACAATTGAACCCCCTTTAAAATAGCTGTATGACTGAGAACCATTCTCAACTAGAGGTCATTTTATAGAACATAAAGAGAACATGGATTTAAGCCCAGATTTGGCCATATTTATTTTTATAATAAAATTAAATTAACTTAACAAAAGGACAATATGAAAAACAAAAAACCTTCAATGACTAGACAACATTTTGAGGCCGTAGCCAATATTATTGCTAGTCATAATAATATTAACACTGATCAAAAAAGATCAATCGTTAATAGTTTTATAAAATATTTTAAAACACAAAATAAAAATTTTGATAGTTTTAAATTTTATAACAAGTCTATGGTTAACAATTATAATGGATTAAGTGAAATAAATCCTGATACAAACGAAACAATGAAAGGGGTAACTAATGACTAAAGAATACAAGCCCAATAAAATGGAACAGCAAATATTAGATGATGTGAATTCCATGGCA